TCCTTCTCGAGCACCTATAAACCAATAAACTTCTTTATCAGGATTTTTTTTAGCATAAGAATATATAGCACCGATAGGGGGTTTATTATCTGGGGATGCCATTACTCTTACTTTATTAGGAAGAGATTTTTTATATATATTCCAAATAGCAAGTGATTCTTCTTGACTAATTGAGTTTCTAGTTCCACTACCCACTAATATAATTAAAGCATCCATTTCAGGATTTTCTTGTAAAGCTTTTTTTACTACCTCTAAGTGGCCTGATGTAGGTGGTTTAAATCCTCCCCCAAACATTCCAATTATTTTTTTCTTAGAAGATTCGTCTTCACTTATAATACCCTCAATTAATGCCTTAACTAAATCATTCATGCCAAAAAGGATTTTAATTTAGATTGAGCTTCTTCAGCTGATACTGAGCTGTTGACTATGTCTTTTATAAATTCATCATTTAACATAGTTTTAATTTCCTCAGCATCCTTAGCTTTACGAGCATCTGATTTGGCTTGTTGTTCTGGGGTTTTAGGTTTGGTTCCTTTAGGGGTAAAAGGAACAAGATAAGTATCCGTTATATCTTTTAAATCAGAAATTTCTTGATCTTTTAAAGTATTAGCTACTGATGTAAAATTAGAACCAAATAAATCCTTATAAGGTTTAAAATTTTGAGTTACATCTTTCCAAGTTTTCATTACGATACCAGGAGCTAAACTTCTATCTTTACCATCTGATTTTTCGTATCTGTCTTGATTTTGCTTTAAGGAACGTTCTAAATCAGTGTAAACATATAACATAAATACTTCGTATCCTGCTTGTTCTAATTCAGCTTTTAATTTAGAGGTTTGTTTAAATGAAGCTCCAGTACCATCTAATATAAAAGATTGTTTTCCTTCAATAGTATTAGCTACATCTTGTTTAAATTCTTTATTAGCGGCACCCATAGCAATTGCTTGTTTGCTTCTTTCTTCAGGGGTAGCATTTTTTAGGTCTAATGTTATATTAGCCTTTTTTAACATAGGGACATAAATGTCATCTACGTTTAATATTTTTAAACCTCCTAAATCTAAACCTCTTAAAATATACCCCTTTCCTGCTCCAGGGGCTCCCGCTAATATAATAGCTTTAGGTTTACCTTGTATTTCTTTTAGTATATCGTATAATTTCACAGTAGAATATTTGTTATAAATATTACAAATTTCTTTTAGCTGTGGTTCGGAATTCAGTAAAAGCAGGTTTATGATTTGGGTTTTCTATATCAAATAAAGTACGGACTGCTCTATAGATGTTTAAATTATCTTCTTGGGTTCTTTTTGATTCATACATTTCCCATCCCTTACCTTGAATCTTATCTTTTTTAGGACCTCGCTTAGATGATTTTAACCATAATACTCCTGTACGGTCTACTTTTTTCCCAAAACATTCCTCAAAACATTTAGCGTACATAGCAGTTTGTAAATCATATGTTGTTTGGAGGTGGTTAGATGTTTTAAAGTCTATAACCCATAATTCTCCATTAATTTCACAAACCATATCACAGGTTCCTGCTACTTTTAATTCATCTGAAAATAAGTGAATTTCAGCCTCAATAAGCGTAGGTTTATATTCTTCCCAAAAATCAACAAAACGTAAAAACATTTGCCAAACATTAGGAGCATACATAGGAATGCCATGTTCTAAAAATGATAATTTTTTACCATTAAGGTAATCTTCAATCATTTCGTGTACTTGTGTACCCTCTTCTGAGGCTCTTTTGACAATATAATCTGCTGAGTATCCTACCTTTTTTAACCAATCCTCGAAAAATTTACCTTTGGGATAATGACTTAATACATAAGTTACTGATGGGTAATATTCACCATTTCTTTGGTAATATCTACCGTCTGGGAGGGTGATTTGTTTATGGTCATCAGAGATTTCTAATACTCTACCATATTGTTTTTTAATTTGTTTCATAGGGCTAATTTTCTAGCCAAAAGCCCAGATAAAGTTAGGGGGGTAGACTTTTGAATAAGTTCAGTAAAACGTTTGAATCCTAAATCACTAGGGTCTTTATCGTCCATTTCTAATAAATGAACCTCTTTACCCTCATTCATAAACTTTTCACAAAATTTGAGTGATGATTTAAGTGCATCACTATCTAGTGCTATATAAATTTTTTCGACTTTAGAAGAAACAATTTTCTTCATTAGATTAGTTTGTATATTTTTTCCTAACAGCGGGATAGCATTTCTTTTGATGGCTATGGCGTCAAATGGTCCTTCGCACAATACTAACGGGCTATTCCAGTTTATAAACATTTCAAACGGCACAATATCGCGAGATACTGATGGGTTTTTATATTTTCTATATGGTTCTTTTTCAAAACTGCGAGCTGTAAAATAATTTAAATTACCTATAGCATCATAGGAGGGAATAATAACCATATTTTGGTATTCTCCTGTTTCGCAATACCCCATATGATATTTAATCATATCCTCTCTAGTAACTCCTCTAGTTTTTAAATAAGCAAGGGCATGTCTTGCCATTAAGCTATTAGGTTTATCTATAAATGGAATATATTCTTTAGGAAGAAATAAATTATTTTTTACTATGACTTCTTCAACAAATGAACCCTGAGGGATTAATCGTTTTGCTTCTTCGATTTTATCATATGCTTCTATTTTCTTTAGAAGATTAGGGATAGTTTTACCTCGGGTGTTGCACACCCAACAATGCCAAGGATTATGTCCTTTTTTATTTTCCGTAAAGTTCACTTCCATTTTGGGTTTGTGATGCTTACAAAAAGGACAGTGGTAAGCATGATTACCCCTGGATGTTTGTTTACCTTTGCCTAGGACAGAGTCCATTAAAGATACTAGTAACTGATTTACCATTGGTGGTAATATACGAACCTTAATTTAGGGAGCAAAGTCTGATGTAAAGAATTTCCCTAATATGTTATCATTATAATATAAATCTGGGTTTTCTAATACTTCAAGCTGAAATAGATATTTAGTTTCTAAGTACGTAAGATGTTTTTTATTAAAACCTATCTCAATAATGTGTTTTTTCAGATTTTCCAGCGTAACTTCTCCTTCAGCAATTTGATTTTTTAATTTAGTATTTGATCCTATATATTTTTTCCAATCGCTTTCTTTTTGAACTATTTTAAAGGTTTTTCTCCTCCCACGTCCAGTCTGTTCTGATAGTTCTACTTTAGTAAGTTTTTTCTTTTGGTTGTGGTATAAAACTTTTTTACCCACATATTTTTTCCCCTTAGGGGTAATCACTTCATATATAAACCCAAAGGTATCTGATGGGAATTGTGATATGTCCGTGATTTCTTTTCCATTATATAACCAATTCATGTTTTATTATTAAATTATTCGATCTGCTTTAACTCCTAATAATCCTTTAGTAGTACTACCTGAGGCCCAACATGTTACTTTAGCAACCGCAAATCCCCCAACTGTAGCGGATGAGGTAACTTCAACAACATTTCCGCTAATACCATCTTCAAAACTTCTAGAGGCATGACCGTCAGCATAAGCGTACATGAGCTTAAATATAGATCCATTAGTACCTTGATATAATTCTAAAATGGAATCATCTCCAAAATTCATATCACTACCTGCTCTTAAAACAAATGGAGTATCGATAGTATCCGACATATTTAAGACTGTTAATTCATTATAACCTCGAGGAACAGAATATTCAAACCAGGCAGCATTTATGTCAAAAGTTGAAGTTGTTGTACCCTTAGCATAAGTTCCTGCACTATTTATTGTTCTAGTTTGGTAAGTTACTGTTATATAAGTTCCATCTTCTGAAACTCCTAAATCGCTGAAAGTCATATCAACACCTGATGTTGCAATTCTAATAGAACCACTATTATTTAAAGTATTATTAAGTGCGAATTCATTATGTGCACTCCCCGTATTAATTTTAAAAAATCCTGTAGCTCCAGGAGTAGCCGGAATTAAAATTTGATTGGTAATAGGAGTACCTGTAGCAGCATCATCTGTTTCAACTGTATAAGTGTTAGTGAAAGATTCGTCTATACTAAAGGAAACTGATGTTTGTGTCGCTCTAAGATAAGCATTATTTCCATCTCCAGTATCAGACCCACCACCACTACTTGCGGGAACAAGAAATG